TTCGCGAACACCGGTCGCGTCCAGCCGGGACCCGCCGATACTTCGATTTGGGACTTAAACGGCACAAAATCCATTGCCGAGCAGATGCGAGCATCCGTCAAGATTGACGGTAAGCGGTTGCGCGGGGTACAGTGGACGAAAGCGGATAAGTCTTCAGGGTCACGCCGTGGCGGATGGGAGGCGATTAGGAATAGGTTGGAGGCAGCACTACCAGATGAAGAAGGTATGCGGGAGCACCCCGGCCTCTTTATTTTTGCCAACTGCAAAAAGTGGATTGAACATGTCCCGAGCCTCCCGCGCGACGAAGACGACACGGATGATGTTGACACCGAGACAGAAGATCACATCGGGGATGAAACCAGATACCGCATCTATAAGAAGAAGCGGCTTATCGGAAGCGGGAGGCAGAATTAATGGCTGTTGACAGTAAGCACCCAAAATATCTTGAACGCATCGAAGACTGGCGACTTGTCGATGATGTGTTCGAGGGCGCGTCTCGCATCAAATCAAAAAGCACCATATACTTGCCCGCCACGCCCGGCATGGTCGCAGACGGGATGCAAAATGAGCAGCGGGGATATAAAGCCTATCAGGATTACATCACGCGCGCGTATTTTCACGGGTACTTCGCTGACGCGATTAAATCGCTCGTCGGTATCGTCCACCAGAAACCATGGCAGATTAAAGTCCCGAAGCGACTCGAAGCCATGATCGAAAATGCCACTGCTGAGGGCGAGAGCCTCCAAATGCTGTCGCGCCGCATCACGGAAGCGCAGTTGCGCGAAGGACGCCTCGGACTACTGCTGGAAGTTCCTACCGGTGAGGACATCAAATCGACGCTCCCCTACATTGCATTTTACCGCGCGACGACGATCATCAACTGGGATGTCGGCGTCCGCAAGCAAGGCCGCAATAAACTGGAATTGGTTGTTCTCGACGAGACGAGTTCCGAAAGGCAAGCGAGCCTCGAATGGGAGATCAAAGAAAGATACCGCGTCCTCATGATGAGCAATCAGGTTTCTCGCATATCCTCGCCCGAACAGGATACACCGGCGCAGGGCGTTTACCAAGTCTCGGTGGTGGATAATAAAATTGCTGCTCTTATGCCAGATAGTTTTAAAACACCTTCCATCGGAGGGAAACCCCTCGATGAAATTCCGTTTGTCTTTATCAACTCAAACGATCTTGTGGCTGAGCCTGATGCTCCGCCGCTTCTCAACCTCGCACACCTCGACCTCGCGATTTATCGCGGCGAAGCCGATCACCGGCAAGCCCTCTTTAACCAGGGGCAAGAGACGCTGGTTATCATCGGGGCTGAAAATGAAGGCGAGACGAAAGACCAGCGTGTAGGTGCTGGCGCTATTCTCTATCTCCCTGAAGGTGGCGATGCTAAATACGTTGGTGTCGAAGCAAACGGCCTCACTGAGCAACGCACGGCGATTGAGAATGACCGCGATCTCGCGCAACAGCAAGGCTCTCGTATGCTTTCGACGAAAGGTGGCGATCAGCAATCCGGTGATGCTCTTCGTACTCGCGTTGCCGCGCAGATGGCAACCCTGCCGAATATCGCGCGCGCCGGTGCCGAGGCGCTGAAGACGATTTTACAGTATGCCGCTAAATGGACAGGCGGGAATCCGGATGAGGTCGAAGTTATTGCGAATACGAAGTTTGGAGAGACGCCGATGACCGGCCAGAACTTGCTCCAACTGCAACAGGCAAAGCAGCTTGGTGCTCCGCTGTCTCAGCGGTCTATTCACAATTTGCTCCGCGAACAGAGCATGACAACTATGACCTTTGAAGAGGAAATGGAGTACGTTGATGACGACAAAGCCAATATGCCTGAGCCGACAGGCGGCGGTATGCGCGGCGTCCAATCTAGCTTGACCGGAGCGCCGCCTAGTGCGGACCCGGCACCTAAACCGAAGATGGGTGAGGATTGATTAGATGGCGACAGGCAACGAAGATTTCCGCGATGCTTTGGTGCGGCATCAGATTGCACTCTTGCGGTTGTCTGGCTCCATAAATCAACGTATTATTCAACTTCTCGATGCCACCGAAAAAGACATCCGCGCAACGATAGAGCGGATGCTTGAGGACATTGTGACGCCGGGCGGCGTTGATATGACACGGGTGCGCACTCTTACTCGCCTCGATAATCTTCAACGCAGCATCTACGAAATCAGACAAGGCGCGGTACGGGAAGCACTCGACGAGTGGACCAGTCAATTTCGCGCTCTCATGGTGGCAGAAACAGGTATCACTTCCGCACATCTGATAAATGCCTCGCCTGTTATCCTCGATGTCCTGATGCCATCTCCCGCGCTTCTCCGCTCTCTCGTAACGACCCTGCCCTTTCAGGGACAAGTAATGAAAGACTGGGCGCAGCAGCTTTTAGATGCGGATGTGCAACGCATCATGAATGAAATCCGCATCGGCATGGTTCAAGGCCAGAGTACCCGCGAGATCGCCCGCCGCATCGTGGGGACGGCAATGCTCGATGGGGCAGATGGCACTACGCAGATCACAAGAAACCAAGCCGCAGCGATTACACGGACGGCCATCTCTGCTTTTTCAAACGCCGCCCGCGAAGAGTTCTTCACGGAAAACGCGAGTATTTTTGAGGAAGAGGCTTTCGTCGCCACGCTGGACAGCCGCACCACGCTACAATGTGCCTCCCTCGACGGGCAGACATTTAAAGTTGGCGAAGGGCCGAAGCCGCCTTTGCATTGGGGATGTAGATCGCTGCGCGTAGCCTTTATGGGCGCATCGCTGATCGGTTCAAGACCGATGAAGCCGGTCACGGAGAAGATGCTGCTAAAAGAGTTCGCAGAGCAGGAAGGTCTAGATAAAATCTCTTCACGCGATGATTTGCCCTATGGCATGAAGGGAAAATTTGACGAGTTCTCCCGCCGCAGAGTGCGTGAGTTGGTAGGGCCGGTCCCGGCGAGCACCTCTTTCTCGAAATTTCTCAAGGGTCAATCATCCGATTTCCAGACAGAATATCTCGGCAAAACACGCGCTGATCTTTTCCGAAAAGGCGAACTCGAACTCGACCGATTTGTGAACCCGAAAGGGCAACCGTGGACACTTGAGCAACTAGTCCTTAGGGAGTCTGAGGCATTTAAAAAAGCGGGATTGAACCCGAGTGACTTCCTATGATATGAATTTAACGTGGTTTAACATCCTTGGAAGGGGAAACGGACATGGGCAACAAACAAGATTTTGTAGAACTGATCGGTGAAGACTGGGCTATTCTCAACGCAGTAGATTCCGTGGACACCGAAGCGAACACAGTGGTCCTTACGGACTCGGGTATTGATAGCGAAGTGACAGGTCCGGTACGCTTCGCCACTACTAACACTCTCCCCGCGCCGCTCGTAGCTGGCACAGACTACTGGCTGGTATTGGTGAGCACCGAGACTTTCAAAGTGGCGACATCCCTCGAAAATGCGACAGAGGAACCCCCCATCACTTTGACGATCACCACTGCCGGTACGGGTACGCATACGGTACTCGCTCCCTCTGATGAAACGCCGATTGCGGATGAAGTCGAGATGGCGCTGATCGACACAACGCAAGCAGGAAACCGCACTCAGCCGACTGACCTCAAGAAAGAACGCTTCGAGACGCATCTTTCCGATTTTGCCGCCTTCAACGAGGCGCAACAGGGAATCATCGACGGCATTTTCGAGCAACTAGATCACCCCGGCGTTCGCACCTACCCGATTGAACAGGTGACGGAGCGATTTTGGGACGCCATGATTGCCATGGTGGAAGCCGCAGACTAAGCCCTGAAAATAACGCCGAAGGCCACAGGGGGCCAGCGGGAGAAATCCCGCTCGGCATCTTTTGAGAGGAAAAGACGATGAAGCTAAAAAGAGCATACAAGACGCAGGACGAAATTCCTGCACAGTACGAAGACCTCTACACTGAAGTTGACGGCCAGTGGGTTTTCTCCGCGATTGAGGGACTGCCTAGCCCCGAAGATGTTGCAAATCTGAGAGAGGCGTTGCGCAAAGAGAAAAACGACCACAAAGCTACTCGTCAGAAAATTCAGGACATCGACCCCGAAGAAGTGCAGGAACTCCGTGACGAAGTTGAAGAACTCCGCGCGAAGGTCAAAGTCGGCGGAAGCACCGAGGACATTGATCGTAAGATCGAAGAGGTCGCGGATGTCAAAGCCAAGAAACTCACCGGCCCCCTTGAACGCGAAAACGCTAAACTGAAAGACCAGATCGCGCAACTCGAAGGCGCAAATGCCAACTTGACCGGCACGATCAAATCTTCGCAAATCGAAGTCGCTCTCCGCCGCGCCGCCGAAAAAGCCTCCGTGGTGGGCACCGCGATTGATGATGCCCTCGCTATCGGCCTCAGCCACTTCGACCTGGACGACGGCGGTAAGATTATCACCAGAGAAAACGCGCCCACCGGCCCCGGCTTTACGCCCGAGGCATGGCTGGAACAGATGAGGGAGAGCCGCCCGCATTGGTGGCCCACCTCCGAAGGCGGCGGCGCAACCGGCGGGAAAGGTGTTGGCGGAGGCACGAACCCGTGGGCAGCGGACAACTGGAATGTGACAGAGCAAGGAACTATCTACAAGAAAAGTCCCGACCGCGCGGCGCAACTCGCCAAAGCAGCCGGTACGACTGTCGGCGGCGCAAAGCCGAAGTCGAGAACTGCCGCCTAGCCGAAGCCTCTCTCGGCAAAGCCAAGGAAGAAACGACCGGTCGAAAGGCCGGTCGTTTTTTGTTATTGACCCTTTTTTAACTTTCAGTTTACGATTAGTCCGTGTAGGTCGCCCATGGGGAGCGACATCGGAGGCTGGCCGTGGGGCGTGTTCTCCGATTGACGATAACTTTTTCGATCAATCAGAGCGCCACAGGAGGAAACCATGGCAAAAGTACAGATTGCGGACGTAGTAGTTCCGGAGATTTTCGAGCCTTACTCTCAGCAGCTTTCGATGCAGAAATCTGCCCTCATCCAATCCGGAGCAGTTGCGGTCGATGCTCAAGTCAGCGAGATGATGGCTGGCGGCGGTATCACTTTCAACCTCCCCTCTTTCCGCGATCTCGAAGACACCGACGAGAACGTGTCAAGTGACACGGGTTCTGACTCGGTTCCGGAGAAAACCTCTGCAAGCCAAGAAATCGGCGTCCGCCTGAGCCGCAACAAATCTTGGTCTTCGACCGACCTCGTTGCTGATCTCGCGGGTGTTGACCCGATGGAATCCATCGCGCAGCGCATCTCGAACTACTGGGCGCGCCGCTACCAGCACATCCTGGTCGCAACGCTGATGGGTGTCTTCGCGGACAACGCAGCCGCCCCGACCGGTGGCGATCTCCACGTCCAAAACGACCTGACGCACAACGTCTCCGGCGGCGGATACACCGCTGGCCTGACGGATTTCTCCGCAGAAGCGACTATCGAGACATTTGCCACGGCAGGGGACGCACAGGACATCCTGCGCCTGTGCCTGATGCACTCGGTCGTCTTTACCCGCGCGCAGAAAAACAACCTGATCGACTATATCCCCGATGCAGAAGGCCGCATCTCCATCCCGACCTACCTTGGCAAACCGGTCATCGTCGATGACGGTATGCCGAACCCGGCGGGCGCTGGCGCGGCACAAACTGCATCGGGCATCTTCCACACCTGGTTCCTTGGCGAAGGCGCTCTGCGCCTCGGCTTCGGGATGCCCAAAGTCCCGGTGGAAGTCGATCGTAAACCGGAGGCGAACAACGGCGGCGGTGAAGAGACTCTCTTCAACCGTAAATCCCTTTGCTTGCACCCGACAGGCCATGCCTTCATTGGCAACCTCGTCGGCGCGCCGGGTGGCCCGTCCAACCTGGCAACCTCGGGCAACCTCGCCCACGCGGATAGCTGGTCGCGCGTCTACCCCGAGCGCAAGCAAATCCGCATGGCTCGCCTCATCACTCGCGAATATTAATCGCAGACGCCATCGGGCGGGTCCGGAAACCCGGCCCGCCCGAACGGTGGCCTTGAAGGGTTTCTTCGAGACGGAGGTGCGACATGAGACAAGGTATTCCACGCAGACGCCACATGCGCCACTTGCGCTATGGCCGTTTGAAGCGCCGCCCGCTCATCTCAAATTTCCTTGAGGCTCGCAAAGACGAATTTTCGTCTAACCCCGCGACGACAACTTTCGCTCGCACCAGTGCAATCGTGTTCACAGCCAACGGGCATGGGCTGGCAAATGGCGTAGGCCCCGTGGTTCTCGCGTCTTCAGGCACTCTCCCCGCTGGCCTTGCAGCCAATACTTGGTATTGGGTGCGCGTCCTCGACGCGGACACTTTCAGCCTCGCCCTGAGCCTCGAAAATATCCGCAAGGGTGTCTACGTATCGACGACAGGTGCGGGCACCGGCAACCACACACTCGCCCGCGCCGAAGACCAAGAGGCCATCTTTGAAGCCCTGCGCCACAATAAAGCAGAAGTAATCGCCACCGTGGATGGAATCGACGAACTGAACTAAGCCCAACCAGAGAGAGGACGTTATGAGCAAGAACAAGCAAAATAAAGCGGCCAAGGCCGAACTGGACGAAGAGAAACTTCTCTCTGTCCTTTGCGACATGAACCCGGACGATGACGAACAATGGCTCCAAAGCGGCGAGCCTCGTTTGTCATATCTCGAAGAGGCCACGGGCGCTGAGGTCACTCAGAAGATCGTCCAGAAGGTCTATCACGGATTTAGCCGCTCCGAACTAGCGGAGATGGATAAAAACGCCTCTGTGACCCCTCCCGCGCCCGCAAAACGCGGTTCTGACGGGAAGGCAGAGGATACGCCGGACGCTCCGGGAGGGAACCCGTTGGTGCCCGAAGTTGGTAGCACTCAAAAGACTGAAGGCGGAGTGCTTGTGCAGCCGCGCGAGGTCGTCGCTGTTCTGGAAAACGGTGAAGACGAGAATGATGAGAGCTTCCAGACGATTCAGGACGAACTTGAATTGCTCGAAGACGCCGCCGCACGTCAGCGCATCCGCCGTGATCTGGCGGTAAGGGAACTCGCCAACATCCAAAAACGCATCGACGAAAAAATGAAAGAGCGTAACGAGCGCTTCCCGCCGCGATCTCAAGCAGCCGTCATCAAAGAGTTTACGGCCCGGCAAGTCGAGAACCGCGCGCAGAGATTTCAGGCCATGCAGCAACAGGTAAGCGGGGGTCACGCTCCCTCCGCGCTCGATCAAGCGCTGCGTCAAAAGAACTCTCGTCCCTCCTTCGCACAGCCCGCAGTGAAAAAGGAATAACGGATGGTTGAAGTGGCACGCCCCCCTGCATATGCGCGGTTCGGCGGTAGCCACTATATCCGCGATAGGCGCAGACAGCAGCAGGACAGTAAAGCATTTGACTCCCTAATCCTCGCACCAGTCG